GTTTCCCAGTCACGATCCCAGCCCGTCCCACGTGCCCAAGCTTCCTGTCCAAAGATGCCAAGGCACTCTGGAAGAAGTTGATACCGGAGTTGGACCGGCTGGGATTGATGACGGTTGTTGACACATCCGCACTGTCCTCTTTCTGCCAGGCGTGGGCCGAGTTCAAGTGGACGACAGAGACGCTTGAGGCTGAAGGCCGAACTCTGGAGAGTCCCAAACGTGGGACGTACCCGCATCCTGCTGTTGCAATGCAACGGTCAGCAATGCAACAGATCCGGGCGTTCTCCGCTCTGTTTGGTTTCGACCCGTCGAGCCGTTCACGAATCAGCGTTCCCGAGAAGACCCGCGACGAGTTGGGCGAGTTGGAGGAATTCCTTGGCGGAACAGGCTAAGTACATTCGGAACCCCGCTGACGAGCGGGCAATTGCAGAAGGCTGTTACTTTGATGAAGAAGCGGCACAGCGAGTGCGCCGCTTCTTCTCTTCGTTTCTGCGACACTCGAAAGGCCGCTGGGCTGGCCAGCCGTTCGAGCTCCTGGAATGGCAGCGCGACGACATCATTTATCCGTTGTTCGGCTGGAAGCGAAAGGACGGATCGAGGCGGTTCCGTAAGGCGTACATCGAGATCCCGAAGAAGAATGGCAAATCAACACTCGCGGCAGGCATCGGGCTGTACATGTTGATTGGCGATAGTGAAGGTGGAGCCGAGGTCTACTCCGTAGCTTGCGACCGGAAGCAGGCAGGCATAGTACACGGCGAAGCCATCAACATGGTGGAAGCCTCGCCGGCACTCTCGTCGCATATCAACATCAACCGAACCACGCACCGGCTCACGTTCGCTAAGACGCGAAGCTGGTACGATGCGCTGTCGAGTGAGGCCGACACCAAAGAAGGATTGAATGCTCACGCTCTGATCGTTGACGAGTTGCATGCGTGGAAAGGTCGAGCGTTGTGGGACGCGTTACGATTCGCAGGCAGAGCAAGGCACCAGCCTTTGCTGTTCGTTATCACCACGGCGGGCGATGACATGCACAGTGTGTGCAGAGAGCAGCACGACTACGCGAAGGGAGTGCTTTCGGGCGATATCGAGGATACTCGTTTCTTTGGCTACATCAGAGCGGCTCGCCAGATCAGCGAAGGCGATGAGAAGGATGATGACTGGACGAAACCGGCGACGTGGAGGCGTGCTAACCCGTCGATGGGAATCACCATCGACGAGGGGGAATTTGCAGCGGACATCAAGGAGGCACAGAAGAGTGCAACGACGCAGGCCAGCACGAAACGCTACGGTTTGAACATCTGGTCTACTTCTACAAACCCCTGGCTCAAGTCAGATGACTGGAAATCATGCGAGCGATCGTTCGCCGAGGCGGACCTAGTCGGCAAGAAGTGCTGGGGCGGTCTCGACCTAGCGAAAACTCGGGACATGACGGCACTGGTGTTGTGCTTTCCTTGGGAAGATGAGACTTATCGGATTCTGCCGTACTTCTGGCTTCCCGAAGACCTCGTAAACGATCCCGACAGCCCAGAGCAGTATCGAGTCTGGGCACAGAATGGACATGTCGAAACGACTCCAGGGAGCGTGTGTGATTACGCATTTGTCAAGCGTCGCGTGGGTGAGATGGCGGGTCGTTTTCAGTTCCAGGATTACGCCTACGACCCATACAATGCAGAGCAAGTGACGCAGGAAATTGAAGACGAACATGGTGTCGAGCGGATCTTGTTTGCTCAAACAGTGGTCAACTTCGCGGAGCCGACTGCGGAGTTCGAGCGGTTGGTGATCTCTGGAAAGATGCACCACAATGGACACCCTGTCATGACGTGGCAGGCGGGGCACGTCCAAGTACGAACGGACGCGAATAATAACAAGAGGCCAGTGAAGGCCAAGGAGAAAGACCAGAAGAAGATTGACGGCATCGTCGCGGGCATTATGGCGTTGGCTCGTGCGATGCAGGGAGAAGAAACTTCAACTTCAGAGATCATCGTTTTATGAAGTCTGTTATTCTGGATTGGATGGCGGTGACTGGGGTTGCACTGTTCGTTGCTGGGCTGTGGATCATCAGTCCAGCTTGTGCGTTGATGGCGTTGGGTCTGGTGCTTTGTGGGACGTCGTATTTTGGAGCTAAGAAATGGGGTTCATGACATCACTGTTTGGCTCACGCGCGACTCCAGAGAATCCGTCTTTCGATCTCAACAGCGAAGAGGCATGGGGTGCACTGGAGGCCAACAAATCGGACACGGGTGAGAGTGTCAATCTCTCCACATCGCTCCAGTACTCGCCAGTCTGGCGAGCCACAAACCTGATCTCCAGGGATGTGGCAAAGCTTCCCGTGCTAATCTACAAGCGTGTCGGCGAAGGCAAAGAGCGGGCAACCGACCATCCAGCCTACCGACTGCTGAGGCGGAAGCCAAACGCTGAAATGACGTCGTTCGTCTTTCGTCAAACGATGATGGGGCACGTACTGTTGGAAGGCAACGCGTACGCGTACATCACTCGCGACGGAGCGGGCCGGCCAATCGAGCTAATCCCGTTGATGCCAAACGAAACCTACCCAGTGCGAGAGAACGGTAGGCTGTGGTACGTGACAAGTGTTGGCGGTTCGTTGCGAAAGCTGGATGCCAGTAGCGTCCTGCATTTCAAAGGTTTGGGCTATGATGGTCTGTGCGGCTACTCTGTGATCCAGGTGGCCAAGCAATCTCTCGGCCTGGGAATGGCTGTCTCGAAGTTCGGTCGCATCTTGTTCAAGAACAACGCGCGACCGTCAGTAGTTTTGGAGCATCCCGGGAAGCTCGAACAGAGCGCCGTCCAGGAACTTCGCCAGTCTTGGGAGCGAATGCACCAGGGCCTCGACAATGCTCACCGAACTGCGATTCTCACAAACGGCATGAAGGCCCACATTCTTAGCTTCAACGCGGAAGATTCCCAGTTCCTCCAGACTCGGCAATTCGAGATCCGTGAAGTAGCAAACTGGTTTGGAGTGCCACCACACAAACTCGGCGACACAACCCGGACTGCGTTTGCGAGTCTGGAGCAAGAGAATCAAGCCTACCTTGACGAGGCCCTTGACGGCTGGCTTGTGGTGATCGAAGAGGAAACGTACGAAAAGTTGCTGTCCGAGGAGGAAAAGGACGGCGATACGCACGTCATTGAGTTCATGCGACAGGCCCTCGTGCGAGCGGACATGACTACCCGTTTTGCAGCGTACGCTACCGCGATCAACAACAGGTTCATGAGTCCTAACGAAGCAAGGTCGCGTGAGAATCTCAACCCTTACGACGGCGGCGACGAGTTCCTTGTTCCTCTCAACGTTGGTGGTCCAGTGGCTGGAGATGATACCGAAGAGGAGGAACCACCAGAAGGAGAGGAATCGGAGGATCAAGAAGATCAAGAGGCTGAACGAAAACGACGGCAGGCAGCATCTGAGGTGGTAACTGATGTCGTTCGCCGGATGGTTCGGCGTGTCAACGTTCACGCTGCTCGCGCGTCAAAGAATCCCAAACCGTACATGGACTTTGTCAGCAATATCGACTCGGACCACGGAAGCGTGATCCAGGAAGCATGCAAACCAGCAGAGTCAGCGATGCGCAGCTTAGCCAAAATTGACAAGGAATCGCGGCTTGCGGATTGGCTTATAGGATCGTTGTGTGGTTCGTGGTGTTCAGTGGCAGATTCGGCTACTCCATCGACGTTGGCTCAGGTTGTTTCGGATCGTGCAAAAGTCTTGGAGGAAACGTTGCCGTCTAAGGCGGTTATCACATTTTTCGGAGAGGCATCATGAGCAAAGAATCAAGGTTCCACATTCTGGGGACTGCCAAACTGGAGCAACGCGCCGAAGGCGATGAAGGGCTGCCGACCATCACCGGATACGGGGCGGTGTTCTACCGTGAAGACGATCCCGGAACAGAGTACAAGTTCGAGGGATTCTGGGACAAGTTCGCCGAGCGGATCATGCCCAGCGCGTTCGACAACGCCATCAAAGAAGATGACGTCAGGGGATTGTTCAATCACAACCCCAGTATGATCCTGGGCCGCACTTCTGCTGGCACTATGAATCTCTCGGTTGATGCTACTGGTCTGCGATATGACATTACGCCACCCGACACGCAGGCCGGTAGAGATGTGGTGGAGGCGATCCGCAGGGGTGACATCAACGGCAGTTCGTTCACTTTCGTTGCTGAAGACGTCACATACCGCGAACAGAAACAAGAGGATGATTCCATCTTGGTGATTCGTGAACTCCATCGGGCTAAGCTCTACGACGTCGGGCCGGTCACCTTTCCTGCGTACGAGTCATCCACAGCCGGCGTTCGTTCTGCTGGAGAACTCGACTCGGTCCGTGAGGAATACAAAGCGTGGAAGGCCGAGCAGGGTCCACCATTGGCGGCTAGATTGGCCCAGTACAGAGCGCGTGCCGTCGAAGTCACTACTTGACGGAGAGCAAAACTCTGTTACTATTGGGATGAATACAACCTAGTTTTTGCGAGCGGTCGTACGTCAAACCGACGGCAGCTTGCCTGCGAAGGTCTTATGGGATTTTCGCCGGCTGGCTTCTGTCGGTTTTTTTGTTGGCAGAGCCTCCGGCACTTGGAAACCGGAGGGGGCTATGAACCTCAAGCAACTGCTCGAAGCTCGGGCAAAATTGGCTACTCGCATTCGTGAGATGGCCGACAAGATTCACGCCGAAGAACGCGACTTCAACACCGAAGAACGCTCGGAGTGGGATAAGGTCAACTCAGAATACAATGACCTTTCCAGCAAGATTGAGATTGCCCAACGTGCCGAAGAGGTGCAGCGACAACAGGACGACTTGCCCAGCGTTCCGCCTCCGGGCCGGGACGATCGCAGTGGCGACCAACCGCAAGGCAGTGATGGAGCCGAAACGGCAATCACCGAAGAGACGCGAGCGCTCGCCTTTCAAGGTTGGTGTCGGCACCAGATGGGCCGAGACCTGGAGCAGCGCCACGAAGACGCTTGCCAAGCGGTGGGGCTGAATCCCAGTCGTCAGCAACTCGATATTCCGTTGCTTGATACGCTCCAGTTTCGGAACCTGCAACGGCAATTCCGCAACACTCACCCCTCACGACAGCATGAGATTGGGCTTGATTTGGAACAGCGGGATCTGTCCGCGTTCACCGGATCGAGTGGTGGATATCTCATTCCGCCCACCACGTTTGTTCGCGAGTTGGAAACGAACATGCTCGCATTCGGTGGAATGCGGCAGGTTTCCGAGACGATCCAAACCACGACCGGCGAACAAATGGCCTGGCCGACGATGGACGACACGTCCAACACTGGCGAGCAGATCGGCGAAGCGGCGAATGTGGGTTCCAGTACCGATCCTTCGTTCGCCCAGGTCTTCTGGAACGCGTACAAGTTCAGCTCCAAGCTCGTACTTGTCCCGCACGAATTGCTCGAAGATTCGGCCTTCGACTTGGCTACTCTGCTCGCGCGTGCATTAGGTGAGCGGCTCGGTCGCATCACCAACACGAAGTACACGAACGGTACGGGAGCCGGTACAGCCAAAGGGATTGTCACGGCAGCAACTCTTGGCAAGACAGCGGCTTCCGCGACGGCGATCGCATCGGACGAACTGTTCGATTTGGTCCACTCCATTGACCCCGCCTATCGCATGGGCGCGAGTTGGATGATGCACGACAACGTGTTGCTCGTGCTTCGGAAGTTGAAAGATGGGGACAACCGCTACCTTTGGCAGTCGGGTATGCAAACCGCGTCTCCCGACATGCTCCTCAATCATCCCATCACCATTAACCAAGACATGGCCGACAGCGTTGCCACCACGAACAAGACTCTCTTGTTCGGGCAGTTGTCTAAGTACAAGGTGCGTCGCGTCCGTGGCATGAGGTTGTACCGATTGGTTGAGCGATACCGCGATACAGACCAGGACGGCTTCGTCGCATTCGTCCGCGAAGACGGCAACCTGCTCGACGCGGGAACGGCTCCGGTGAAGTATCTCCAACAGGCGTAATCATGAAAGTTCGATTGACAACTAGCCGGGCAGGCTACGGCTTCGAGCAGTCCGTTGGCGATGTGATCGAACTCGCTGACGTGGACGCTTCTCTTCTTATCGCTCGCGGGCAGGCCGAGCCTGTCGCGAACGGTGAGAATGCAGCCGAGTTGCTGCCTGGCAGACGTGGCCGGAAAGGCCGAAAGGTAGAACGCAGATGAAAGATTTCCTCTCTTCAGATGTGAAGATCACGCGAGTGATGAATGCCGTCGCGGCGGGAACATCGGACCAGAATGGGACAGGCGTGGACATGTCTGGCTTTGATGGCGTGATGTTCGTCGCGTCCTTCGGCACTCTCACTGCAACCCAAGTTACCAGTCTCAAAGCTCAGGGTTCCAGTGATGATGGCTCATCGGACACGTACGCTGATCTCACCGGGACACTGGTGGGCCCGATGGATGACGATGACGACAACAAAGTGCTGGTGCTGGATGTGCAGCAACCCAAAGAACGGTACATCCGGCCTGTGATTAATCGGGCTACCGCGAACGCGGTGATCGATGGCATTGTCGCGATCCAGTACAAGGCTCGCGATGTGCCAGTAACTCAGGGTTCGACAGTCAGCGGAGTGGAACGTCACCTCGCTCCTGCTGAAGGAACCGCCTAAGCGAGCCACCTCCCTTGGTGCGTGGTCGGTGCCGAGAGGGGGTAGGTCTAGCTACCCCCTCTCAACCTTGGAGCTGCCGTGGAAAAGTATCGTCTGAATCTGGTCAGTGGTCCATCGCAGGAGCCTCTCTCCTTGGGAGAGACGAAGGGCTTTCTGCGCGTGGACATCGACGACGACGACGCGGAAATCACGCTGATAATCCAGGACGCACGAGAACGTGCCGAGCGAGTGACAGCGCGGCAGCTGGTCACGGCGACCTGGAGCCTGCACTTGGACGCGTTCCCGGACGTGATTCATCTGCCGCGATCACCAGCCCAGTCGGTTAGCTCGATCACCTACGTTGACACCACTGGCACGACGCAAACCCTTGCGGCTGACCAGTACGACGTTGACGCGGTCAGCGAGCCGGGCCGCATCACTCCGAGTTACGGCAATTCGTGGCCATCGACGCGGAGCCAGATTAACGCCATCGCGGTCACCTACTCGGCTGGCTACGGCATTCCCAGTGATGTCCCTGCAGGACTCAGGCAGAGGATGCTTGCGGCTGTCGCACACTGCTATGAGCATCGGGCGGGCGGCATTGATGAGGATTGGCTCGATTCGTTGTTCGTCCCGTGGTGGACCGGGGAGTATGCGTGATGCCGATCGAACCCGGAAAGCTCCGACATCGAATCGCCATCGAATCGCCGACTCGCTCCAAGAACGAGTTCGGTGAAGAGGTGGAAGGCTGGAGTGTGCTGGCCGAGGTCCGGGCCAGTGTGGAGCCGTTGAGTGGTCGCGAACTCTGGCAGGCTCAACAGGTCGCGGCTCAAGTGTCACACCGTGTACAGATCCGGTATCGCCCTGGAGTGGAGCCGGAACAGAGAGTCTGTCACCGGGGGCGACATCTTGAGATTAGCGTCGTGCGGAACATCGAAGAACGCAACGAATGGCTCGAACTGCTCTGCATCGAGAAAGTGTGATGCCAAAGAACAAGCGATCCATTGACGCCAAGATGCAAGGACTGGAAGGTGTCCTCAAAGCCATGGGAACACTGAAAGGTTCCGCCCAGCGTCGCGTGGTGCGTAAGGCTATCACCGAGGCGACCAAGCCCATACTGAAGGATGCGAAAGCCAGAGCACCAAAGGAGTCTGGACTGCTCAAGAAGAGCATGGGACGCAAGACGGTCACGCTCAAAAAGAAGGGTATCGTGCTGGGATTCATCGGGCCGCGAACTGGATTCAAGAGACAGGTCACGATCAAGCAACGGGGCAAACCACCAAGGACAGTGACACGTGATCCAGTGCGATACGCACACCTACGGGAGTTCGGGACATCGACGTCGGCAGCGCATGCGTTCTTGCGTCCAGCGTGGGACAGCAACTTGAGCCGAACGAATCGGACCATGGCTAAACGCATGGGCAAGGAGATCGAGATTGAAGCCGAGAAGGCCGCACGAAAGGCGAGGAAGAAGTGATCGAACAAGGGCTGTACGATTACCTCCGATCGCTCGCTGGCGTGGTAGCCATCGCAGAAGATCGCATCTTCCCGGTCCAGGCTCCACCAGACGCGACGTTCCCGCGAGTGGTCTACACGCTGATCGACGACGGAGCAGTGCGGAACCTTCAGGGACCATGCGGCACAATCACGGGTCGATACCAGATCGATTGCTACGCACTCAGCTACGCCGTGGTGAAGGCCCTGGCCCTCGCAATCCGTGGCACCAAGGCGGAGCCAAAGCTTGACGGTTTCCGTGGCGACTGGGGCGACAACCTCGTGCAGTCGGTCCGGTGTGAGGCGTTTCAAGACCTTCACGAAGTACCAGCCCACGGCGAAGGTGTTGGCATTTACCGTGTCCAGTTCGACGCGATTATCACGTATCAGGAGTAAGCCACCATGGCAGACAAAACTCATCCATTCGGGTTGACACTGGAATACGACATCGACAACGCCGGTGACGATTACGTCGCCGTTGGTGACATCATTGCGGTCACTCCCCCCAGTATCTCGTTCGGCTCAGCGGAGACAACCGTACTGGACTCGGCGAACGCGTTCAAAGAGTACATTGCGAGTTGGGGTGACGGTGGAGACATCAGCTTCACCATCCGTTTCGCCAAGGCTCAACTTGCAGCGCTGTACGCGCTCGTTAGAGTCACGTATTACTGGAAGATCAAGTTCCCGCTTGTCGGCAGCGAGTCCACCGAATCGGAGTGGTTAGCTCAAGGCTTCATCACCGCAATTGACACCAGTGAAGGAAGCGCGGAGAGCGACGACGTGTTCGACGTGGACGTCACGATCAAGGTCACGGGCAAACCCACATTCACCGCAGGTAGCTAATCCATGGCACTGACCAAGAATCAAATCCTTGAAGCCGACGACCTACCCCGCGAGGAAATCACCGTTTCCGAATGGGGTGGGACGGTCTGGATTCAGACACTCACCGGAACGCAGCGCGACGATTTCGAGCAGACCATGCTCGCAAGTCGCGAAGAGAAGCGGAAGCTCTCCAACGTCCGGGCGAGACTGTGTGCGTTGTGCATCGTGGATGCCGATGGAGAGCGACTCTTCGAGAACGCAGACGTCCAGGCCCTGGGCCACAAGTCGGGCACGGTACTGGACCGGATCTTTGAGGCGTGCCGCAAACTGAACGGCTTCAGCGATGCCGACGTCAAGGAACTGGAGGGAAACTCCGGAGACACCCCGAGCGACGATTCCAGTTCAGGCTAGCTCTCGCTCTGGGGTGTACGCGTCGGGAGTTAATGGATCGCATCGACTCCAGGGAATTGTCGGAGTGGATGGCGTACTACAGTCTCGAACCGTGGGGACCAGAACGGGGAGACCTCCAGGCCGGGATCATCTCCGCGACGGTCGCCAATGGGATTCGGGCGTTCGGGAAACGGAGGGGCAAGGCAGCGACTCCGCAAGATTTCATGCCGGACTTCGTGCGAGCAAGGAAGCGGCAATCGGTCGAGGATATCAAGCGATACTTGCAAGCGTTCACGGCATCGTTCGACGGGTAAGGTGACAGCATGGCGACAATTGGCAGCCTGAACTTGAAACTGGGAGTCAACCCCGAGGCGTTCACGTCCGGGTTGGCTGCTGCGCAGAAAGGCGTCAAGTCGTTTGTCGGAACCAACCTTGTCCAGTTCAAGCGACTGTTCAACGTCGGCGGCATGGTCGAGGATCTTTTCAACGAGACTTTCGGTTCGATCCTCCAGTCTGATTCGGTGTTCACTCGCATCGACGAAATCGCAAAGCTCGCGGACAACCTCAACATCTCCACCGAGGCCCTCACCGGATTCCAGCACGCGGCAAACCTGTCAGGCGTTGCGAATGCGGACCTGCAGCGCGGACTCGAAACGATGCTTCGCGTGTTAGGCAACGCCACCACCATCACCGAGACTGCTGGGGCGTCACTCGCAAAGTTCGGGATCAACGCCGAGGAACTGGCGAGACTTCCCACCGATCAAATCGTTTTCAGGCTCGCCAAGCGGTTCAACGAGTTGGACCGTGGTGCCGAGCGGTCGGCGTTCGCGATGGCGGCTTTTGGCAAGTCTGGCATCAAGATGCAAAAGTTCCTGGAGAACGGTGAGAAGGGATTGAAGGCGATCCGCGATGAAGCGGACAAACTGGGCCTAACGTTCTCGCGTGGGCAGGCGTTCGGCGTGGAGACTGCACGCGACAGTGTGACCAGACTGGAGAGTATTTTCGAGGGGATCAAGCGGACGTTGGCTATCGAGTTCGCTCCGCTCATCTCCAGTATCGGCGACATGTTCATGGGGTGGATCGACCGCATGGGCGGGGTGCAATCGGTGTTCAAGCAAGTAGCGAGAGCAATAGTAACGCTCATCGCCAAAGTTGGTACAGCCATACAGAAGGTTATCAAATACGTCATCGATCTCGTTAAAGAGATTAAGGATTTGAAGAGTGTGGGCGAAGCGGTTAAGCCCACCAATTTTATTGCTGGTGGGCTTATCGGTGCACGCGCCTTTCTCTTTGGCGCTCCTGATGCTCCCGTGAATGCTGCAGCGGATGGTGCAAAGAATGCTCAAGCGCCGTTTGTCAGCCTGAACGACATTCTGAAGCAGACGCTGGAGAACATCGACAACTTCTCGATTCCCATTAAGAAAGTTCCCGCCGGTGCAGCGTTACTGAAGGATATCACCAAGCTCGAAGAGGGGTTGCTCGGACAAATCAACGGATTCAAACAGTCCACAATCGAAATGCAGATCATGACCCTAGCCCAAAAAGGAGCAACGGATGGGCAGCTTGAATTCGCTCGTTCTCTGCAAGAGACGCTCAGCCAAATGAAGGAGTTCGATGATGCACAGAAGCGGGGTCAAGCTGTGTTTCAACAGACGCGAAACCCGATGGAGCAATTCAATTCTCGCATCGAAGAACTCCGCAAACTGCTCCACCTTGGAACCATCGATATGGAGACATTCGAGCGGGCTGCACAAGCTGCGGGTAAGTCGTTCGATTCATCGTTTGGGCAGGTGGCAACGCCGGCTGCAATCCAGGCCGGAACGGCGGAAGCGTTCAGCCGAATCAACCGGGCACAACGGGAAGTGGCACGCAACCCAAACGCGAACGTCGAGAAAATCCTGAATGAGGAGAAAGCGATTCAGCAGAAGCAACTGAAGGAACTGGTAGACCTGGGCCGGAACCTTGCTAAGGCAGTTGGCGTTGGCGATCTTCTTCCACCTTAATTTTGAATGGTATTTACTAGGTCCGAATCCCTGAAATATATGTCGCCGTCAGGCCCAAACAGTCGGTCAGAAGTTGCTTCGATTGTCAATTGGATGTCAATAGTTTGGAACAGCAAAGCGTCTTCAAAAAGCTTATCGATGCTCTCTGATTTGCTGGCTGCAAACTCGAAAACCAGTTTGATGTTATGGCCATTGCAGTGGGCAGGGAACGAAACAAAATGCGATGGGGCTTCTGCATCTTGGTTTGTCCGTCCCCAGTTGGCAGCGCGTTTCGAGGTGATACGGACTCGACGAGGATATCGAGTTCTTGAGAATGCAAAGTCGTCTGGGGAAACAGTTGGTGGCGGATCCGTCGGGCGTTCTTTTTCACTGTCTCGGCTGTCATCTAGTTGTTTGGCTTCGTTAGCGAGATGCTTCTTGTGTTGAATCGGAGGGGCTTCGCTCAACTGCAACCAAATGACAATGGTCATGACGACTACGAAAAGGAGAGCGAACCCACCCAGCAAGAAGGGCCAGAGCGGCAAACGTTTTTGAATCGGCGGTGTAGACATGGCAATCCTCTCAGTCAAAGAAATCTGGTCAGGCCGAGGCTCTACGCTCGACGACGATCTCACCGTCAGCTATCGGCGTGTGTTCCAGGTCATCACCGACAGCGTTCTCACCGGCTCGCTCGCTGTGCGTACCGCAACGGGGATACCGAATCTGTACGACACGTACACCAACGGACTCGGCGAAACCGATACGCGGGCGCTCGCTCGATCGATCAACGCCAACCAAGACGACGCGCTGCCTGAGCGGTGGATGGTCGAAGTCGAGTATAGCAGTCAGCACGCCGAACAGGAACACGCCGTCGAGAATCCGCTCGATGAACCGCCACAAGTCGAGTGGGGGTTCGTGACGTATCAGGAGCCGGCGACTAAGGCGTATGATCCAGCCGACGACAACGATGATGAGCCGACGCTCGCAGTAGATACGTCGGCGGAAGAACCGTACGACCCACCACCGATGAAGGACGCTTCAAGGCTCACGCTGAACATCACCCGCAACGAGGCGGCTTTCGATCACAACCTAGCTTCAGATTACCAAGACGCAGTCAACAAGGAAGAATTCCTTGGGTTCGACCCAGGCAAAGCCAAGATCGTGTCGCTGCGTGCACGTGCGGGGAATCGTTCAGGAATCAAGTTCTCCATCACGACCTACGAGATTCATTTTCGAGATGAGGGATGGGATCTCAAGTTGTTGGACCAGGGCTACCAGATCATTGACGCCAACAACAAGAAGGTCGCTTATCGAGACGTCAATGGTTCGATCCCATCGGCTCCGATTCTTCTGGATGGAGCAGGCGGCGAACTAGCCGTGGGAGACCCTCCACAATTTCGCACGTTTCGGATTTACAGACGCAAGGACTTCACACCGCTGAACCTGGAAGCGGTGTTCTAACAGAGAGGTGAGCCATGTCAGCACAATCAGTACACAACGGGGCCTTACACATCAACGGAGCGTTGAGTTCCAAGACGTTCACACCGCCTGCGTCAAGCATTGGCAACAACGCAGTTGAAGCGAACGCGGGGGTCAACGCGAGCAAGCTCGAACACCAACACCAGAAGGTTGACGCACAATCCAACGCGGGGGCGAACGTCGCAAGGCGAGTCGTGGTCCATGTCGTGAAGGGTGCCACGGGCGACATCACCGCGTTCGTCGCTCGCAACACCACGGCCGCGAGCGGTTCGGATTACACCGACGTTGATTTGTTGGTGAACGGGTCTAGTGTCCTGTCGTCGGCTGTCCGTTTGAATCTCGCCGCATCGACCACACTCACCAGTGGCACGGTCAGCAGTGCGGACCTGGTCCAGGACGACGTCGTCGAGATCGAGTTCACGCTCTCGGGTTCCAACGTCGGCAACGGCGGCATGGGGATGGTGACGATTCGGGAGGATGCACAGTAATGTTGTCGGGTCGCGACCTTCAGCGAATTGCCAAGGTCGTAAAAGAGGCTGAGACCGCACCGGGCAACCGGGGTGAGCAGATCGCTGGGCGAAGGGTCCACTCTTCGCCCGAGGTGCATCCTGTCCGCGTCACGTCTGCGACGACAACGGACGGACGGTATCCGGGGAAGATCCTCTCCTACGACTCGGATGCGAAGACGTTTGCCGACCTGGCTGATTGTTGGGTGGTGGATGTTGCGGGTGGTGCGCTGGGAGTCACTCGGTACATTTCGCGGCGTGTCGGTGATGCCAATTCGCGACCAGTGTTCATGACGCTAAACCCGTCTGCAGGTGGATCAATTTCCATTCAGGAATACGACGGTTCGAGCTACGGGATTGACCTCTTCAGCCGGAGTACGCTGACCTTCGATTCTCGATACGGCTACGACATCAATTCGACGACTGGCGATTTGCAAATGACGTTCGCCAGCACAACCGACGCGGGAATTATCAATGACACGGGAGAGCAGATTGTAGGCGTAGACTTTGGGACTGATGGTTCTTTCCTGATGGCTCCCGACGAATCGACGTACTGGCGGGATCAATCTGGCTCCGGTTACAACATGGTGCAGGTTACGGGAATCCAAAACGACGGAGTCCCGTCTGCGGGAGATCCGCACAAGGGTAGTTTCCTCATCAGTCTCTATCTGTACACGGGTTCCACCAACACATTCTTGACGCAATTCGAGTTCACGGAAAACGGCATCGAGCAAGACGGGAATCCGATAGGCGGGAGCCACCAAAGCACGCACGAACCAGGCGGCAGTGACGCGATAGATTGGGCTGGTCTGATTCACGCATCGGGCACGTTGGCGAGTAGACCAGCAGCAGCGGCGGGCAACGCTGGAACGCTCTATTTGGTCACCGACGATGATGGCGGGACGATCTTCCGTTCCAACGGTTCGGCGTGGACGCAGATAGCCCCAGGCGTCACACAGACGGCAGCCAATGCCGACACGCTCGATGGTCTGGACTCCACGGACTTCGCGAACGCTACGCACTCTGGACAGCACGAACCAGGGGGCAGTGATGCGATAGACTGGACCGGCTCCATCAATATGTCTGGCACGTTGGCGGCACGTCCAGCAGCAGCGGCGGGCAATGCTGGGGCACTGTACTTCGCGACCGATGACGACGGCGGAACTGTCTACCGTAGCGACGGCTCCAGCTGGACGCAGATAGCTCCAGGAAACACCCAGGAACCAGCGTCTCACAATCACACTGGTGTCTATTCGCCAGTGGGACACACCCACGCGGCGAGTGACATCGCGAGCGGCCTAATAGCACTCGCTCGCGGCGGTGGAGCTACTGATTTCTCCGCGACAGGTCCGGGCTATGTGAAACAGGCATCGGCGGGCGCTGTGTTCACGGTATCGTCAATCGACAAGGACGATCTTCCCATTGACGATACCGTACTGGCCAATCACGCGAGCCAAAACGTCAGCCACAACACGTCCACGTATCTCGCACTTAACAGTGAGTTGTTCGACGTCGGCACACTGCACGACACCAGCACTAACAACTCGCGAATTACCATCGGCGAGAACGGAACCTACGCAATCGGTGGGGCGTTCCAATGGGCATCGAATGCGACCGTAGCAACGCGTCAAATCGAAATCGTCTTGAATCGCACCACGGTCCTCTACGCTGAAAATCGATACCAGGAATTCGACGTGATCGGCACGCTTGGCGGCATCTACAGGCTCGCGGCATCGGATTACATCGAGCTACGTGCGTACCACTTCGTGGGGTCCACACTGGCGGTTTCATCATGCGCATTGTGGGCACACAAACTGGCGAGGTACTAAATGGAGCGTTACCAGTTTCGCAAAGACCACTTGATCGGCGGACAACTCCAGACGGAGCTAGCCGCACTCCCCGTGGTGGACGTCGAGCGAGAAGCCGACGGCGTCACCGTAACCGTGGTGTTCGAGCGTCCGCTCTCCAAGGATGAACACGACTTGGCCAAGCAGGTTATTGCGGACCACGTTCCCGAAGCGGACCCATTGGATGGATTCGAAAAGGCCAAAGCCAAAGAGGCGGTCGAGAACACAGACCCTATGATGCGCTTACTTTTGGCTGCGTTGAAGGTGATTTACAAGTCCGCCGTCGAGGACCGTGTTGCGTTCAATCAACTCGCCACCGAGGTCAATCGTCGGGGCATCCTCGGAAAGAAAATAGCCCTGCAACCCATACGCACGTGGAAGGAAGTGATGGGGGCAGTGTTGGCCGAGATCGAGGACCACGACGCGGAACCGTCCATACCAGAATCTGAACCAGAGCCAGACATGCCCGGACCGTTGGAGATGTAAATGTTCAATTGGTTGTTCGACACCTCGAAATTCGTTCCGCGTTGTTGC